ATGTAGTCATAGACGCCAGCACGGGCGGCACGGGCGCGGACGGCCATATAGCCTTCCTTGGTGCGTTTCGGCGCGTCGAACGTGAGTTTGTCGGTGAGGATCATGCACCGAGAGATAACCGGAATTTGGTTGATCGTAAAGAGCGGTTATGCGCCCTGTAGAGCCGCGAGATAATGGCGTCTGAATTTGTGGCGATTGGAGCGATTGATCCGCTGGCCGAAAGACTGCATAGCGACTATCCAGCAACAGTGATGGCGCGACATGATGATCGTGTCTGGCCGCGATTGCTCCAAATTCAGCAAAGCATTCAAGTCATCGACTATTTCGGCAGGCGTTTTCTCAGTCCACATGATGCCCTCTGGCGTTAAGAAAAACCCGCCAGATTTGTGGTCTGGCGGGTTATCTGGTGGAGTGCGACGGTAACGCTCCGTCATTCTGGGTAAAACGGCTTTAGGCCATCATACGGGTTAGCTATCTCCCATCCCAAGGCAAACTGCCCATACACCCCAATTCGTTACTCGGGCAATTCCAATTCGTCCAGATAGAACCAATGCGTTGCCGGAAATTGCAGATGCATCGGACGCGGACCCTTGATGTTGTCCATCAGAATTTTCGCATCCAAAAGCATGATGCGCAGGTTCATGCTCGGGTCGCCGACGACAGCGGCGAAGATCAGGCCATCATCGGACTTTAGTCCAGAGATGTCGCGCCACGGTGGTCGGATTGGATTTCGTTCTGACATTTTACCCTCTGAATTGGCTGGCAGGATCGACCCGGAATTAACCGCGATCGTCCTGCCGTGCTTGGCGCTTCACCCCGACATGCTGATCCGGGATTGCTGGGCCATTCTTGCAGGACGATCCGCTCGGCTGTAGCTCGTCGCCACAATATCCTCACCACGATGCGGAGGCCACCGAATGCCGGACACTCAAGCCCTGTTTCTGTTGCCCGTTCGGGCGAATAAACGGAGGACTTGGAGGTGATACGCACTCTCTCCAGTAATCTCCTAATCCTACCCTATCACCATCGCTGCAGGCGAATTCCGTGACGTATCGGACTATCGTTGCCGTCGCTATCCAGCGCCAGCGAATTTAATTTGGATGATGCAACCTGTGCCTGACGTGCGCTAAGTCATCGGAACGCTCCGATTTACCCTCCCGCTATGCCTCACCCAAAAATTTCACAAGATACCGCGCACACTGACATCGCGATCTTCGGTGGAGTGGTTTGGCAGTTAAGCGTCCACTCATCCTGTCATCGTACCCGATCACTCGGGAATTCCTGATGGGGTCGGCGACTACGGCTAATCCCGCCCCATCATTCAGGTGTCCGGCGCTTGCATGCCACCATTCACCACACGCGCCCTGACTTTGGAGGAACACGACGCGTAATTTGTTGGCGGGGTTTTTCTTCACCCGGATCGCGTACCGGACAACTCTTTCGAGCCCTACGCCATCTATACCCGCCACCGGGTCTGCGCTCATATCCCCATCGGGGAAATTTGTTGTCCCGTATCGCCGGGACCACGCGGGTTGCATTTAACTGCCTGCTTCCAGTGTGCGACCATACTGGATCGGAGCCGGTGGCAGCTTCGGGCATCGAGCAGGGTATCCGGCACCCCACTCAGCATTAGTCATGTTGATCGAAATCGCGATGGCCGGCTAAACACATTCACTTTATGCACATAACCCGCGCGCACCGTCAACCCCCATTTTCATATCTCGCGCGAGAATTATTAAACGCCACATCCGACTTAAACACGCGAACCCGATCACCCGAAACCGTTTCGGCAATTTCCATCAGCAATCTGTTCCGGTTTCGCTGCAACGCCGGCCGCAAAAACGGCCTCGGCATGATCCGCGACGTACCGAATTCGAGCGCCGCCGAATATGGCGCCCTTGCAACAATCGAGGCCGTCAACTGAGACGGGTTAATCACGATGTCAATCGACAGGTCCAGTCGATGGGTATCCGCGTTAGGCGGTTGTCCCGGCAGGCTGGGGACGTGACCCGGACCAGATATCGAGCCGGCGACAATCGACTGTTGCGCGTCTGCCCGAACCACCTCGGCGGCGTCATACAGCGCGCGCAGGGCTGGCGCCTTCACGTTCTGCATTCTCCGCAGACGGTTCTTGTGGATCTCCATTCCCTTAATCGACATCAGTAAATCTCCACCAGCGGCTCGGCATCGCAGTGACACGATATCGCATATCCGGGATGACCATCATATGGTGGCTTCGACCACTCGAACAAATGTCCATCGCGCGCGATGTGGTGTTTTCTGGGGTGCTGGTTCGGGTTGTGCTTCCAACCGTATTTCGCAATCCCCATCTGAATATTCCGATATGCGGTCAGCGCAATCCCGAGCTTATACGACTGATCATTCGCGATCAGCCTGGCGCGCCGCTTGGTGATCCCCAGCGCTTTGGCCAGCTCGTCGGTGATATATTTCTTGGTGCGGCGATTCACGAACCCGTCATAAACGATCTGCTCAATTCGCGTCCGATTGTCCGCATTTACAGAACCGATCAGCGCGACATTCGCCCGAACCGTATCATCCAGCAGCGGACGAACATCACCGAGGCGGATAAACGGCGAAATCTCAACGCCCAAAGCCGATTTCACGCCCGAGATCGTCTTGGTTCCGTGCCACGTTCCGGTTCGCGTGACCCAGCGGCCCAGTTTCTCGGTCTGATAAATCATCGTATTGTCTGCGGCACGCTGCGCCTGATTAACCAGCCACGAGATATCAGCGCCAGACGCATCGCTGACGATTTCTGGCTTGGTCCAGATCTCGATAATTTTTGCCGCGAGGTCTGCCCAGATTTTCTGCCCATCGGCATAAATATCCAACAGGTCGTTTTCTATGACCATGGTTGGCTTGATGCGTGGCAGGCGAACGGATTTCCTCCGAACGCCTGCCTGCCTTGCGAGCGATGCGACGGAGAATTTCATGGCGTCTCGGGCGGCGAATAAACTTCCTGCATGCCATCCGCGCGGACGATGCGACTGGTGTCGGCATCATCGATTGGTTCCGCATCGGCATACGTGACCGGCGCAGTTCCGTATTGCAGCGATCCGGCAGCGGTCAACATAGGGCCATCCTCGGTTGCGACTTCCTGCGCCTTGCCGGTGCTGGTGCGAATGACGGCCATTATTCCTTGACCTCCTCGAAAATCTCAGGCCCCAGCACGATCTTGCCCTGATATGGCGTGACGTTTTCAGGCATTTCGCCATAGGTGATCGTGATATGTGGCTGATATTCCGCATAATTCGAACGAGCCCCAGCTTCTCGCGCCGCCTCGTTTCGCCACATCAGCATGTTCGAAGCGATCAGCAGAACCTGCGCGTTTTCGCCGAACGTATCCATCATGCGCGGACCGCCGCGCGGGATCGTGATTTCGTCATCCCATGCCGCGCCGATCTTGAACCAGTCAACCGGTGTTTCCGAATAAACTATCGTGACATGCAAGTCCGGCACGATATCGGTGAACCCCTGCGTCTTGGCCCACTTCAGGATCTCGGCCTTGTTCACCACGTCGCGGCGGACATACAGTGACCGAGGTTCGGCATCCCGAGCGAACCTGGAATCATTCGCGGCGCGCAACACAGGCGAGCCGTTAGCCGCGGTCGCCAGTGCAACCGCCGTACGCGCCTCTTCCTCGGCAATCTCTGCCTCGGTCGGTTCGGACAGCACGCCTGGCGTTTCGCCGGCCGTCTCGGCATCCTTGAACGCCTTTTCTGCGCCTGGCCACTGTGCACGCTCGATGATGCCTCCCTGAACGATCTTGGTCAGCGCCTTGTCTGGAACCAGACCGGAATTCACCAGCTTCGTGGCGGCATCGGCCATGGTGTTCTCGATGTCGGCGGCTTCCTTTTCGCTCAACTGGTAGAGCGGGTTCCACTCGTAAAACAACTCGTCTGGACGCTCGCCCATGGCGGACCAGAACAGGCACTCATCGAGCGGGGAAATCGTCGGCGACAGGTCAATGGTCTGGCCGGCCTTGATGCCATCGTAATAATTCCGCAGATCACCTTCACCCGTGGCGTTCATACCAGCCGCAGACCTGCCCCACATGCGCGTTACGGGGATATCGGACAGGGCGGCAACGATACCCTGCGCGGACTGCTGAATATCCGTCAGGCCGTCGAACGTGATGGTTTTCTGGTCATATTCGTCGTCGCCATCGATCACCATGGCGTTGACGATGGACTTCAGCGTGTTGACGGCCGAGAAACGACGAACAAGCAGATTTTCACCATCGGCTGTCGAGAGATTGGCCATCAGGTTTTTCAGTTTGATGACATCGACCTTGGCCTCATCGACCAAGGCGGCAATGGCGCCGGCAATCTGATCATTGTTCGTGACAGCGCGCTCCATAACGGCGAACAGAGATTCGCCGCCCCAGCCATCCCATGTGAATTGCTCGCGGACAGGGTTGCCAGTGAACTTGATGACGCGCGAGGGGTGGACCTTGGTTCTGGCCTCGCTCTTCAGCTCCCAATACTTGGGGCCGTCGAAATTCGGAGACAAAGGATCTCGGTCCCGCTCGCGTGGGTATAGGTCCGACTTGCTCAGAACGTTGATGTATTTCAGGCCACCGGAACGGATGGCCTCGGGGCGCAGTTCGGACGCGGCATCTCCACCAGCACCAAGCAGGATCACGGAGTTGCCATCCTTGCGCGCCATGATCAGCGCTTCCCGTAGCTTGCGGCGCAGATCAAGCCGTTTTTCCTCGGCCTCAATCGCTGTGATCTGTTCCTCGGTGACGCCCTTATAGGACCGCCACTCACGCACCATGTCGCTGGGTGGAATATCGACGGCCTTGCGGAAAATCGAGGTGCGATATGCCGCATCGATCTGGGTCTGATCGGTCCAAGACTTGAAATAGCGATAGTGGCTGGATTTGTCAGAACCCGTTCCGAGGCGAGAAACCATGTTGACCAGGCCATCGGCAGTGATCGGCGCCGATACGGCAGGAACTCGCACTCGGGGCTTGGTGTCGGTCATGAGGTATTCCCGTGGTTTCGGGCAACATACGGCATGAACCGGAAATAGAAAAGCCCAGACCGGAGAGGAGTATCGGTCTGGGCTGCGCGCTACAAGATCGAGGGCACGAAACCGAGCGCGTGTTAGGTGTGGCGGATTAGCGGGGCGGCGTCAAGGGCGGGGATGGCTTGGAGGCCGGAAGAATTGACCTCGCAATTAGGTTCGCTGCACCGGCGGATGAGGCCTTGTGTCGTGATGATCCAATAGATCACATGGCTACGATCATTGTTCGAGATGATATGCCTCGTCAGCCTCACCCCGCTCACTTCGTCTCTCCTTGAAGGGCGGCGGTGAGGGCGGCGCGCATAGTTCTGCGGCCCAAACGCGTGTCTACGGCTTTGCACGCCCTCTCCACCATCTCCTCCGTTATGACCGCCTCTGGCTGTGGGTCGAAGGTCGCGAGCGTTATTCCGCCTTCTTCGGGGTATTCCGCATTTGCCAGGTGCAGGCCATAGACCTGCTTGCCGTCATCATCTTCGAGGTTTCCCACCCAGACGAGAGCGTCTGACCAAGTGTCGTCATCTTCGTCGGACGATCCGAGCATAAAGCTGATGGCCTTGGCGGCATCGCCGTCTATGTGGAATTTGTTCGACAGCGCCCCTGCCGGCTCCTGTGCTGGAAGGGAGAGGGTGGAGAGGATGCGCTGGCGGTAGTCAGCTTCGGCGGCTGCTTTGGCCTCTTCGGTCGTATCGAAGGTGCCGAGGGCAGTAGACATCTCGGTTGTGCTGGTTTTGAGGTGCGTACCGACAAAAACCTTCAGGCTAAACGGCGGCGTACTGGCCTTAGGATTCTGAGAATTGATGGCGTACCACACGCCAAGTCCATCAGGCGATGCTAGGGCGTCTACCCAACCGCTTCTGGACCACTCCAGCGGCTTCACCTCCACCCCTGCCACAGGCTTGGAGCGGAGGGATTGGAGTTCATGACGCAAAACAGGAACGATCTCGCGCAAGGTCTTCACGCGCACTTCTTCGATCTCCTCTCGTCGGGTGTCGCAGTTCCCGCGTTCATATTCAGTGCCGATGATGTGTTTGCCGTACTTGGCGTCGAAATCATCGATCTCACCCTGCCATGCGACCAGATAGTGATCTGCCAGCCGTTCGTCCGACACCCTGTTCTCTTTGCTCACCGCGAATTCTCCCACTGCCGAATAAGCGCCTCGGTCGTGTTCGGGAATTTCGTCCCGGTATCACGCTCGGTCTGGCGGATCGATGCCAGACGAAGCGCCAGTTCCGACCCGGACTGGATCGGCATGAACATGGTCTGTTCGTTGATTTTCATCAGATCGCCCTCAGTTTCGACAGGGTGGACAGGTGCGACATGGCATCGGCGATACTGCCGAAATATGCGCCGATCAGCATTCCGGTCGATGACGAAATGCACCACGATTTATGGAGTTGGTAGTGGATGCGGTATTTTCTCTTCATGTGCGGCGCCCTTTGTTGCGGTATTGGTCCCTTGGACGATGGCCAACCGGGGCCTTGTGTCGCTCGACATGGATCTCGCGAATTCTTTCTCCTATGCTCAGGTTCGACATATCCTCGGGCATCTTATCAATGATCATTCCGTTCGGGCCTTGATCAATCTCGAATTCTACATCATCAGCCGCCTCGATCATTGCCTGAGAAATCGCCATGGCCAATTGCATGGTCAACGATGAGGCATGGGCGACGATCATGATTTTTCTGGTCATGCGCCCATCATCCCAATCCAGACGAACATCACCAACGCCGGCAACCATGCCAGAGTGAGAACCACGAACGCGCGGTCGCCTTCGGATAGCCAGTCGATCAGGCGGTTCATGATGTGGCCTCGATTGCGCGGTCGAATAGGGCGAGGATGTCGGCGTGGGTCGTTTCTTCGGCATCGTTGAAATCTACGATACTAAAACACTCATTACCAATTGCAGATCGCAAAGCATTTGCGGTCGCCTCACTCGCGTAAAATCCTCCATGAGTTTTTTCGACGGCATCAATCGCACCTAGAGCGCAATAGCAGCCATGGGATGGTTCGTATGATCCTTTCCCCCACTTCTCCGGCGTATCAATCAGAGCCCGAGCCGCAATCAAATTCTCGCGCACCGTGCTCATGACGCGAAATCCTTCTGCGCGACCACATGATAATCGCCGTTCTGAGTGTCGATCACAGTGATTATCCGAAACCCCTCTTGCGCCAGATTATGGATCATCTGGTGCAACTCACCGATGCCGCGCGCCGTGTAAACTCCTGCCTCGGACTTCATGGCAACTTCCACCCAGCATTCACATAGCAATCGCGGTCAAAACGAGCGCGCCGGACATAATCCATAGCCGTCTCGATCATGCCCATTTTCCGATACGACGCAGCCCATGCCAGGTTGCTGATGTTGTCACGGCGGCGGATGGTGTTCATGTAATTCATGATGCCCTCGCTTCTGTTGGCACCATATGCGTATAAAATATCGCGCCTGTCAACTATATACTTGAGGCCCAATCATAGGTGCCGTCGAGCATCAATTCGGACAAAGCCCACACCTTGGCGTCAACGCGGTCTGGCGAGCCATCGCCGACATATCCGTTGCTGGTCATCTGGCACGCCTGGTCCTCAAGAAGTTCGAGGGAATTCGCATCAGGGTCGGTGAGGTGTGAGACCCTGCCTTGCTCATACAGGGACGCAATCGGCTCGGCCCGGATCGTCTTGCCGCGCGATGCTGTCACCAGCTTTACGGGAACGGTCGCTGATGCGGCGTGGATCACAAACCGCACCATCTCACCGCCGAAATTCCGTTCGGCCACAATGCTGTCGGCCCTGAAATGCTGAAACGCCTCGACAGCCCTCTTGCCCCACCCGGCCGGCGACATGTTGCAGGTCCAGTCGCCCAGAACATAGCCGCGCCCATCAGTACCCTTGCCGGCCGCGATGATGCCGATGTCGTCGGCCTTTTCGGGATCGTCGCCTTTCGACCCGGACGGATCAACTCCGATAACGATCCGCTGCATCTCGATCCTGCGGCCATCGGTCGTGATGACCGCATGGCCATCCCATGCACCACGGACGCGGGTTTTATCGAACATGTCCCGCGTCCATAGTGCGCCAGGCACGTCCTCAAGGATTTCCGCGTTCAACTCCTGCCGCCCCAGTCTGGTGCCGGCATACCGACCGATGACGGCTTTCAGGAACGTATCGGGCAGGTTCGATTTGTTATCCATGGTCGAGCCGCGCGTGATGACGGTTCGCTTATCCTTCATGATCGTGCGCAGAACTGGAATCGGTCGCGGCGTCGTTGACACGAATACGCGCGGATCATTCTTGCGCATGGTGAATTGCAGCATGTCCCACAGGTCGGACGCGCGCTTGTATTTCGCCAGCTCGTCCACCCATGCCGTATCGAATTCAGGACCACGCAGCTGGTCCGGCTCGGTGCCGTTGTAGCCATACGCCATGGCACCATTCGGCCAGACCAGCCGCACTGGCTTGAACCGGACGCTGGGGACCGTGCCTGGCTTGGATACCGCGACGATGCGCGGGACCATGACTTCCTCAAGGTCTTTTTGGGTCTCGGCTATCAGCGCGATCATCCGGGCGCCACCTGTGACGCGCTCATCGATCCACCTGGCCCCCATCTCGGTCTTGCCGAACCCACGTCCAGCCAGCGCCAACCATGTGGACCAATCGCCGTCTGGCGCAATCTGCGCCGGCCTGCCCCAGAACCGCCAGTCGTATTCCAGTTGGGCAAGCTCGGCCTCGGTCATGCCGGCGAATATCTGGTCGCGTTCGGCAGGGGTTAGATGCGCGACACGTTCGGCCATGGAGCGGGGGTCAGATACGGCGTTCATTCCGACCAGACGGTTTCGCCATGATATCGCAGGCGATATCCCTCTGGATGACGAACCAGGACGATCCTGCCATCAGCATGGGTCGCCTCATTCACGCGCTCCCATGACGAAGCATCTACCTCGGACCACGGATCAACCGTCTCTATTCCGACCGGCGAAAACATTCGCGCCAGCCTGATCAGGCGTCCGGCAACCCACAACCGAAATCCAGTGGCAGGCGGAAACCTGACAGTGAACGTCATTTTCTGCATCGCTTCGGTCATATCTATTTCAGCCCTCATGATATTCGCCTAGTCCTGTTTCTCTGGACCGCCCTCAGACGGCTGGACGGGTGCCAGCTTGGCCAGCCTGTCAGCAATCCGGTCTCGGGCTGTATGGGCCACCTCTATGGGTCCGCCATCCTTGCCGGTGACTTCCATGCGGTCGGCGAACGCCTTGACGCCGATATGCCGACCGATCAGCTCCAGACGCTTGACGCGGCTGTCGAGTTTGAATTTCGTCACACGGCCCGAGGCGATGCGCTTCTTGCCGCGCTTACCATCCTCGCTCGTCTCATAGTCGTATTGTTCCTCGACCTCGATACCCGCGATCAGGCCCTGACGAAAAATCATGGGCCACTCGCTGATGGGGAGAATACGGCCATCCTCATCGTAAATATCGTTCACGTCTGCCTGCGCCTCTGCGGCAAGACGATCGAGCAGCCATTGCGCATCTATCTTGGTTTTTTGCGACCGCTCTTTCTGAAGTTGGGCCAGCAAATCAGCCACTTCAGGTTTCTTCAATATCTCATGGCCGATCGAATAAGCCGTGTCAGGCGAATATCCAGCACGGATTGCCGCCTGTGTAGCATTCAGGTCGAGGAGATATTCCTCGCAAAATCGGGCTTGTTTCTCGGTAAGTTCGGTCATGCCCCGAAAATAGGTTCATGCGCATAAAATGGCAAGCGCCTGGATAAGATATTGATTTCGTTCGATGAATTCTTGACGCATGAAAATATGCGTTTATTTTCATACCTGTATCAAAGGTGCCAAATGTATCACATCAGTGCAACGTTTGTTGCGATTGATATCGTTGATGAAAATCGGGTTTTGGTCGATTGTAACAAAATCAGCCCCAACACTCTTATAGAGAGAATGGGAGACCATGAGATCGGTATAGGGAACTGCTCATATGGGGCTGGGGTAATGTCGTTACGTTGATACAGAGTACCCTCTATCTATATCTATCTTGTTGAAAATAAATAATAATAAGGGGCTCTAAGCCTGCAACAGAACCCGTATCAAGAGCGAAACAAGGCGTTACGTTTTCGCCGATTGACCAGTGCGAAAAATTCATGCAGGGTGAAACGATGCGAAACTATTTCTCACGGGGTTAACAGTGGCCGCAATCATCAAAGGGCTTGTCGAAACGCTCGGCATGGATCGAGAGAATTCAGCCGGTATCGATTGGGATGCGATGGAAGTTGGCGACGGTGCAATTCCAGACGAAGGCATCTCATGGGCCAACGCCCGGGTGATCGCTTATCGTATGAGCAGGAAACTGAACCGATCTTTTCGTACCAAGAAAAAGGGCGGACAGGTGTATATAGTTCGGCTGGCATAAGAGGGCATCATGACCGACCCGGTATTCGTATTCGGCAGCAACCTCGCCGGCCGTCATGGCAAAGGAGCCGCACTATGGGCGCGACAGCACCGAGGCGCGATCCTTGGGCAAGGCGATGGCATGCAGGGAAACTCGTATGCCATCCCGACCAAGAACGAATATCTGGTCACCCTGCCGTTATCGACCATAGCGGTTTATGTGAATGGATTTCTGGAATACGCGCGGCGAAACCGCGACAAGCAATTCCAGTTGACCCCTATCGGTTGCGGTCTTGCTGGCCTCAATCCAGAACAGGTTGCTCCCATGTTCCGTGGCGCACCATCCAACGTCATAATCCCTGACGAATTCAAGGCGATCCTCGGCCTATGACCACCACCACCCGACCAATGGCCGACCACGCCCTGAAATACGCATCCATGGGCTGGCAGGTGTTCCCGATCCGCGTGGCCGGCGAAGCGTATAAATCCAAGGGTATCGACAAGATCGCCACGGCTCGCGAACCGGGAACCGCCAATGGGTTCAAGGATGCCACCACCGACCCCACCCAGATCGGCAAGTGGTGGGCTTCAAAGCCAGATCGCGGCATGGCAGTCCGTACCTGTCAGGCGTCCGGGATATGGGTGCTGGACAGCGATGATGGCGGCGAGGTTACGATTGCGGCGCTTGAGGCAGAACATGGATCGCTGCCAGATACACCGAAACAGCGCACCCCATCAGGCGGCATCCATCGCGTGTTCGCATGGCCCGATGACGGTCTGGAACTGCCCCGAACGATCCGGTTCCTGAAGAATACCGTGCACGATATCAATGGCAACGGCGGCGGTCTCGATGCTCTGGGCGAGCGTCCGGGCGGTCAAGGCGGATATTTCATCGTCGCGCCATCCACGCGCCCCGATGGCCGGTATGAATGGATCGTGTCGCCCAATGAAATCGCACCAGCCCAAGCGCCGGCATGGCTGCTGGAACTGGCACGGCATGAGAAAACCGAACGGAACCCAGACGCGCCCCGTATCGCCCCAGTGAAATCTGGATCGAACACTGCATACGGCGAGAAAATTCTTGAGGAGAATGCCCGCGAGGTCAGGGGATGCCCGCCAGGTTCGCAGAACGATACCCTGTTCCGCCGTTCATGCCGGGTCGGTTCGATCGCATATGGCGGTTCGCTCGATGTGAATTACGCGATGTCGGTGATGGTCGATGCTGGACTGTCGATGTCGAATGCGCCGGGAAAACCATCTTGGCAGCTTGCCGAGGTCGAGACATTGGTGCGGCGCGGATTCGACGTTGGGAAGGATGATCCGAACGCCAGGCCGGAACGCGCCGAATGGTCGCCGCCACGGCAAGAGGAAATTCCAGCCGAGTACGACCCGCACACCGGGGAATGGATTGGGGAGCGCGAGGAAGAAATCGCGATTGAGGCGCCCCAGGCCGAAAAGGCGAAACCCCGGAATAACGATGCATTCCAGTGCCTCGGATATAACCGTGGATCGTTTTATTATCTGCCCAGAGGAACGGGCCAGATCGTCGCCCTGCGCGCTTCGGAGCACACCCCGTTGCGGTTGCTGGAACTGGCCGGCCTTGATTATTGGCAGAACCTGAACCACGGCGAAAAGCTGGGCAAGGATGTGTGGCAGGGGTTCGCCAACGCCCTGATGCGGAAATGCGAGGACGGCGGGATTTTCGATGAGGGCAGGTTGCGCGGCAGAGGGGCGTGGATCGACGGCAAGCAGGTTATCGTGAACACCGGATCAGAGGCCCGGATCGGATCGAAATCGATGCCGCTGACACAGGTTGCCAGCCGGTTTATTTATGAGGCAGGCGACCCGTGGGAGTTCGGATACGGACATGCCGCGTCATCGGCTGATGCGAACCGCGTCAAGCAGATTTGCGAAAGACTGACATGGGCAGACCCGATGAGCGGCGCGCTGATGTGCGGATGGTGCGTGATTGCACCGGTTGCCGGCGCGCTGGACTGGCGATCCCATATCTGGGTGACCGGACCATCGGGTTCAGGGAAAACGACCGCTCTGGATATCATCCTGCGTCTGGTAGGTCCTGCCTCTGAAAAGGTGGACGGCAAAGTCACCGAGGCCGCGATCCGTCAGCTCATGGGATTTGACGCCAGGCCCGTTATTTTCGATGAGGCCGAGGGCGAGGATGAAGCATCGGCACTGCGGATGCAACAGATCCTCGACCTGGCCCGGTCCGCTTCGAGCGGCGCCAGAATTCCGAAGGGTGGCACGAACGGCACGGCCCGAATTTATATCATGCGGTCGCCGTTCTGTTTTTCCTCGATCAACACATCGGTGCGTCACAAGGCGGACGAAAGCCGAATATCGAAATTGGTTCTGGTGCCGAACACCGATGCCGGTTCGGACGACCACTACATGAGCCTGGTGCGCGACATAGACGCATGGTTCACGCCAGAATTTGCGTCGGCTATGTTCTTGCGGACGGTTGAGAATTTGCCCGTACTGCTGGCGAACATAAAGACGTTCGAGACGGCCGCGGCGCATGTTTTTAAATCGAGGCGCGCCGCGAACCAAATTGCACCGATGCTGGCCGGTTATTACCTGTGTCACAAGACAGACGCCGTATCTGCAGAGGTAGCAGCCGAGTTTATCCGGCGCCACGACTGGGGCGATTATGTCGCCCTGAACGCCGAGACCGATGAGATGCGATTGCTGCAATACATCATCACCCGCCCGATCAAGGTATTCGTGACGGGTAAGGGGAACATGGAGATGACAATCGGCACCGCGATAGATCAGGCCAGGAGCGAGATGGGCCGAGGTCCGTATCGAGAGGCATTGGGCATGGTCGGGATTAAGGTTGATACCGATTTCGTTGGGATATCGGATAGCGCGGATAATACTCGGGCACTTCTGAAGGGCCAGACGCAATGGCAGGCTGACTGGAAAAGACCGCTGCGGTCGATACCGGGGGCGATTAAATCGAGCACGTCCGAGCGGTTTATCGGCGGCGGCGTGTCACGGTTGACGTGGATCCCGATGGGGCATTTCACAGGGAATTACCGGGAACGGGAAGTGGGAGAGGAGGGATGATTGACCCGAAAATCACCGCCGCCCTCGATAAACTGGACCACGGCGGATGGTCGCTGACAGTTGCCGGGTTTGCCGCCCGTGCCATGAAAATAAAGTCGCCGACCGCGCGCGATAAATCGATGCTGCGCGACATGATGATGGAAACAGGTCTGGAGCATCGCCGCGTGAAATACGGGGATGACATGATCGATTGTTGGGATGTCCAGAAGTGAAACCGTTCCAGGATAGCGCCGCAGTCCTGCCGGAAGGCATGCGAGTTAAGGCACCCACGCGGAACCTTGCCGGTCAGAAAATCGGCCGTCTATTGTGCATCGAAGTCGTTGGAAAGGCAGAAAACAACAGCCTGATATGGCGATGCATATGCGATTGCGGAAAATCAATTGAGCGCCGCGCATCCAGTTTCAGGACAGGCAAGGTTGCATCATGCGGATGCTATCTCAAAGATAAGAACAAATCGCATATGCTTGCCATCGGTCCTTGGAATAAGGGCGCGACGTATAGCAATACCGATCTCGACGCAGAATTTGTGACAAGATCGGCATGGTCAAAGGCTATCATCCGTGAGCGCGGAAACGCATGTGAGATATGCGGATGGGCGGAAGCCAAATGCGATGTCCATCATCGAATTCCGCGCCATAAGGGTGGCAAGAATACCCGAGCTAACGGCATAGTCGTTTGCCCAAATCATCACCGCATTGCGCACGAAAAGGGCACGTTGCAATGACCTATAACTATCTCAGCGTATTCAGCGGCATTGAGGCATTCTCAGTCGCGGTCCAGAGTTTGGATTTCAAGGCCGTCGCATTTTCCGAAATCGAAGATTTCCCATCCCGAGTACTTGCCCATCGATATCCTGATGTGCCCAATCTTGGCGACATGATGAAAATCGATACCGGAAAGCTCGGTCAAGTGGATTGGCTTGTAGGCGGCGCGCCATGCCAATCATTTTCAGTCGCAGGTCTGCGGCAAGGTCTGGCCGATGCCAGAGGTAATTTAACACTGGAATATGTGAGGCTTGCCCATGAACTCGCGGATGGAAACGGACTCAGAGGACTTCTTTTCGAGAACGTCCCCGGAATTCTCAGCCAAGCCGACAACCCGTTCGGATGTCTCCTGGCAGGAATTGTCGGGCACGATGATCCCTTACTGCCCGGCGACAAGCCAAAACATGGAAAGTCCAACAAGTTCTGGCGATGGATCGGCGCAGGATATACCGCCATCCTTGACGAAGAAGGCGAAGAAACCGGAGAATTCGAAGAAGTCACCGAAGGGTATCACCGCCCCAGATGGCCGGACGCGGGTATGGCTTCCGGGCCAAGGGCACGGCTTGCATGGCGGGTTCTCGACAGTCGTCACTTCGGAGTCGCCCAACGACGCCGCCGCGTGTTCGTTGTCGCAGATTTTGGAAACGGGTTCGATCCCGCAGCGGTTCTTTTTGAGCCGCGAGGCCAAGGATGGAGTGCTGCGGCGGGCGGAGAAGCGCGGCAAGAAGTTGCCCGAGAGACTGGAGACTGCGTTGAAATCGCACTGGCCCTAGTTAGATCGGGGCGCGGTATTGAGCGGACCGGGGAATCACGCGGTCAGGATCCATTGGTCGCCGTCTATGAGGGCAACGCCGAAGGTGGCAACGCCGACCTGCCGAGCATAAACGCATCGAACGGGAAAAAGGGCGTGAACAACCAGACGCCGCTGGTATCGGTATTTGACACGACGCAGATAACCAGCAAGCAAAATGGATCGAACCCGCAGCCAGGCGATCCGTCGCATCCCCTTGCCAGATCGGCGCATCCGCCCGTTATCGCATTCGGTTCCAAAGATCACGGCGCCGATGCTGGCGATATATCCCCGACGCTGAAAGCATCTGGCCATGTCGGATCACATGCCAATGGTGGTGCGCCGCCGGCCGTTGCCATTGCCATGCGAGGTCGCGCAGATGGCGTTGAATTGGAAATCGGCGATGACACGGCCAATGCCTTGCGCACTGGAAACGGCGGATCGTCCAAACCGATGGTTTTCAACCCCAAGGCGGCCGGAAACGAAACCATCGGCAAATCCTACCTCGACGATGGGTCGACCTACACGATGGACACGAACGGAAATTCATCCGCCGTTCAATCCGGCCCTCAAGTTCGCCGCCTGACACCAGAGGAATGCGAAAAACTCCAAGGCTATCCGGTCGGCTGGACCCGCATCCCCGGCCTATCCGGTTGGCGCGTTCTGGGTGACGATGAGGATGCCGAGGAATTTCGCGCCGCTGGAATGGAAGTCAAGACGAACAAGAAAACCGGCAAGTCGCGCGTCAATGATCCCGATGGCCCGCGATACAAGGCATTGGGCAACAGTTTTGCCACCGAGCCGGTCAACTGGATCATGTCACGCGTTCAAGCCTCACTGAGAGGCGAAACCATGCCGCGTTGGCAACCGATGCAACTATGGACCAAAACCCGCCCATGACCCCTCTAAAATAATCCGACTAGTCGTGTTGACAGTCGGATTGTTTTATGCGCATATGGTGGTCATAGAAACACCAGACGCCGAGGGCATCGAAATGAACTTCAACCCAGAATACAAGCCGAACCGCGAAAACCTTAGCGCGCATATTGCCGCCATGATGGATCGTGTTTTCTACAGCCGCCGCGCTCAGGGTTTCAATGTCCAGTTCATGAATAATGGCAAGCTAGATGAATGGTCGATGGAAAGCGCAGACCGTGCGCAGGCGCTATTTGCCAAGCTGACACGTGATGGTGTTGATGCGGTGATCAGCAACTAATCCGAAATAGAGGGCAATAAAATGAACTTCTCCACCCCAATCACCACCATCGAAGAAGCCAAGACGTTCATCGAAAATCTGCATGCAGCCGATATGCTGTTCCATTTCGAGGATAGCCCAAGCGAAATCGGAAACCGCGTGAACGGCGAATGGGTTTCTCTGTGGACTGCCGAGGAAGCAGAATTGGTCAGTCAGCGCCGCGATGAATTGTATGATCTCGACTGGTCCGTTGCAGGTCATGAATGCCCGATTGGCTATGCGCTGGAAGTGATGGGGGAGTAAATGGCAAATCCGAATGTCGCAATTCGCAATGCTCGTGCCAAGATCGGTAAGGACCCGAAGGCCATTCAAGCGGCCAATGACCGAATGAAGGCAGACCCAATGGTAATTGACATGGGGAAGTTTCAGAGCGGCGAGATGAGTGCTGAGGAATTTCAGCGCAAGTGGTCGCCCTCTTAACCACCAATAATCGCAACAGCATCCTCAACAGTCCGCGCCACCCCAGCGCGGACGTTTTGCCGTTCGCACAAAGCGCCCCACTTATCCTGTTCGCTCGACATCCGATCCTTGCCGAATTTGATCTCGATCTCGACGTGCTGCGCGATCGTGGTGCCCACCATATCCGGCGTGATCGTTACCTGTTTCCAGCCCCACGTATCGAACTGGCCAGCCTCGCCGTTGTGGAACGGTCTGGCGTTTCGGATCACGACGTCACCGGGCGCCAGCATGACCATCTCGCGTTTCTTGATGACGACCGACTGGCCGATCCATCCCATGCCGATATTGCGGCGCCAGAGTCGCGCGCCCATCTTGCTCGCCATCAACAGGATTTGCTTGGTCAGTTCATTCGAGTTTTCGATTTTCATGCGAAAAAATCCACTTGTGATTTTGATGCCGGTGCAGCTGCAGGCATATTTTCAGGTCGAATTCGCAGGACCAATAGACCGCCCTTTGTCTCGCCCGCATATTCAAAACCCGCTTTGATAAAGGTCCACCCGTAAACCGGGCGACCTCTAACCATGATCGGGTTGACCTTTTTCCGATTGATGAATGTCACAAGGCCAAGGGCGGGAGGATCGCCAAACTCTTGCCGCGTTACCGCCAATGCATCCTCTATCATTTCGCTCGCCACGCCTGCGCCCTCATTGCGAAACGCGGAGCATTCCCATGCGCCGGCCCATGCGTGTTTCGTGTATTCTGCGAACGGCCATGATGTGACCCAATACGCGCGACCGGCATCGTTCTGGGCAAACAAGACTACGCATCGGCCAGGTTTCACAAATTGAGCGGTTCCGGGTTTCTGCCGACTGTAATGCCGATCCGCAATAAGTCGGGTAGCCAAATCTCCGCGATGCGTAGTCTCCCAAATCATGGGTAAATCCACATATGAGTAGGATATTCCGGCCTATGATCCGGCACGAAACCGCACCGGCCATAAAACGCCCGCAGCTCGTTTTCATCCATCCACTTATCGCCATACGGGCCGACCGTGAGGCTGATCCATACGCCGGGAAACATAGCCACCACGGAACGCAGAAGCGCGCCAGCATGGCCGTTTCCGGGTCGCTGCGATGCCAGCCGGTAAATCTCGATCTGGTCAGGCTCGACCACGATCACCATCAACGATGCCGACTTATGCCGGAACCTCATCGGTCAATCTCGATGATGCGGATGCCGGCGCCGCGAGCCTGAGAGATCATGTTGGCAGTCCCGGCCGATCCCGGAAATCCGATCACAGCCTTGTCGCCATCGTGAGCATGCAAAATCTGCAACATCATTTTATTGCGCACTGGTCCGGCTGATTTACCCGCGCTCCAATCAGCCGGCACCGAGATCATGGAGATGGATGGCCGCGAGATGGCCCACTCCTTGGCCAGCGCGTCCGCTCCAGTGGCCTCGCCCTGGATTATGCACCACAGGCCCATGCGCTCGATTGCGGCGTCCAGCACCTGCGCCACGCGATCTGCGCGGGTGTAATCCCTTCCGCCTGTGATGATAGCCATCATGGAGAACGCGCCACTGGGAGCATGATGACATATTCTGCCGAAGCGCCCCATTGATCGACCATCAGGCGGCGATCGCCTATGGGGACGCATCTCTTGCCGCTTAGGTATTCAGAGGCCCTGCTTCGTGACCCAACAAGTCGAGCAAGGTCGGATTGGGTTTTTCCGAGTATTTCCATCATGGATCGCAGGTCTGTATCCATCACGCCTTCTCCATCTCAATTTTCGCCTTGGCCATTGCCCGCACAACCTCGCCATACGGGATATCCTTGCGACCGTCCGGCCGGTGTTTATACGTGTTGAACACCCATCCGGCATCGCGGCCCAACTCGACCGCCAGCCGCGCCAGATCGGGCAGTCCGCGCGTCTGCTGGACGCGGCGGTTCAATGCGCGCTGTTCCTCGGCGCGGGCCTGGCGCACCAGATCGGGATCAATCTCTTCTAGTTCGCCATCAATCACTTCGATCTGACGACCTTCACTGTCCCGGACGCATCCGCAATATGGGCATTTGGGCTGCGTCGGGCGGAACGTGGCGAAACAATCGCCGCACGTCACGGTCGGAGTAACGTGCCCGCCCTTCTTAGATTTCTTGAGTTCCGATTCAAGCGGCCATTCCCGATCGTCATCTGGTAAGCCATGATCTCGCAGGATGTTGGCATGGTCGAGGATGACCGTATGCCCATCTTGCGGGCGCATGCCGCGCATCATCATCTGGATCGCGAGCGGCAACGACTTTGATGGGTTGTAGAGCCCGACTGCCTGGATCGGAACATCCATACCAACCTGCGCCGACAGATCAAACCCTTCGCGGAACAGCGCCACATTAAACAGACACATGATCGAACCTGTAGCGAATGCCATGATCGCCTTACGCCGTTCTGCGTCGGGCGTTTCACCATCGATATACGCCGATGGTATGCCGCTCGCGTTGAACGTATCGACCATATGGGCACCGTGCTTGCGGCTGAAACAATATCCAATCATGCGCCGGCCATAGGCAAATTTCCGATAGTTCGCGACCGCCTCGCCGATGATGGATGGCTTGTCGAATTTCTCTTCAAGATCGGCGGTCGAGTGTTCCTTTTCTCCGAAACTCACGCGGGTTCGGATGCCAGTCATATCCATTTGGACCGGCGCATAGGCCCGATATTTCGCCAGGAACCCGCGTTCGATCAGCCATGCCTCGGATGGGCCTTGAACGATTGCATCCGCGATGCCCGATATGATCTGGCCCGCACCATCCTTAATCACGCCTAACCCCTTGCCATCGCCGCGCGCCGGGGTTGCGGTCAGTGGCACGATGTATGAGCCTGCTTTGTAGATCGTATGGATTAATTCCTCCCGAACCCCGGACCCCCACAGATGGGTTTCATCGGGGATAAACATATCGCACCCCAGAAGGTGCGGCCGACGACGCAGGGTATCGACGCTGGCGATCTGGATATTGGCCAGCGGGTTCTGCGGATAGTTCGCCATGATAAACCCGTAATTGATCCCGAATTTCGAGAACGTCAGGGCTGTTTGTCGGGCAAGTTCCCGGCGATGAACGCCGAAAATCACGCGCTTGTTTTTTCGATCTGCGCCGCTCGCCATGTAGGCGGAAACCACCGTCTTGCCGAATCCGCACGGACCTCGCAGCAAGACGGATTGATGGTTTTTGAGTTCGGCTCGGAGGTTTTCGACGGCCTCCATCTGGTCATGGCGTAGCGTGATCAATTTTATTCGCCCTCCGCTTGCCCGTAACCCGACCAAGCGCGTGTAAAATCGTCGTGTGGTGCTGCCCGAAAACGAAGCGCATTCGGTATGCCGATACGCCTTTTTCGGATAATGCGCGATAAACCGAATGCCGCGCGTCAACTATGTGGGGAAGTCTCGATGTCGATACCGCGTCGGCATAACTGCACCGACATCGTTTTAATTCGGCCTCGACCAAAGCGCGCCAAGGCTTGAAAACCTTGGGCGCGGATGGGTTTGGCCTCGGTGTTGGGCGTTTTCCGAGGCGGATCATGATCAGAACGGGATATCGTCATCCAATCCGCCAGCCTGGAATGAAGGCTCGTTTCCGCGGTTTTGGCCAGGGCGACCGCTAGACGATCCGCCATTATCAGAGCTGCCGCCAGAATTATTCTGCTGCCCACTATCGCCCGCCGGCTTGCCATCCAGCATCTTGAGCTGGCAGTTAAACCCCTGCAAAACGACTTCGGTGGAATACTTGTCGGCGCCGGACTGGTCCTGCCATTTGCGCGTTTGCAGCGCGCCTTGCAGGTAAACCTTGCTGCCCTTTTTCAGATATTTCTCGGCGACATTGGCAATCGCTTCGCTGAAAATAACGACGCGATGCCATTCGGTTTTCTCGCGCTGTTCCCCGGTGTTTTTATCCTTCCACCGTTCGGAGGTGGCGATGGACAGATTCACGACCTTGCCTCCACTGGGCAGGTTGCGGACTTCGGGATCGGCGCCGAGATTTCCGATCAACTGGACTTGGTTCAGGCTAGACATTGCAGCTCCTAAATATTGAAGAAATCGTCAGGGTCTTTTTCAGTGATGATTTTTGCGCGGGCGATCTTGCGCGCGGCAGAGTGCTGGTTCGCAATACCCATGCGCTTACGGATATCGCCTTGGTACTCGACCTCGCGTTCCATCAGGATCGCGGTAAATCCCTCGCGCCATGCAGCCTCGCCCGTTGTTCCAGTGCCGGCGAAGCAGTCGAGAACGACGCCACCAGGCGGAGTGATCAATCGGCACAACCATTGCATCAGGTCGACGGGCTTGACGGTTGGATGTTTAGATCCGAGTCGGTCGTCGCCGTCAGCTTTGGCGGTGTAGAAGAAACGGGCGGCGGAACCTCCCGAATTCTCCATGACGATACGATCGCCGAGCTGCTGACGTTCGCCGCCATGCATTCCGAACTTGGCACCTTGTGCCGGATATCCGCCTGTCGAATTTGTATCTGGAAATGCCGCCAAAACCTCATCCGACCCATCGTGGATCAGGTTGGCGGGGAAGCGGCCCGCCTTCAATTCCACGACACTGTGGCCGGTACGCGCCCAAGAACCGCTGCGATCCTCGGTTCCGTCCTCGTTCTTTGGGTAGGCGGCCTGCTCACTCCTTGTTGTGCCACCCTCATCCCCAACCCGACACCCATCCACATTTATCGTACCAGTACCCCACCGCAGCACATTCGCAGCGACAGTTTTCTCGGAGAGTGGTTTGCGGGCGAGGCAGATGGGTTCCCATGATGGTTTCAGGGCGGTTCCCCAGCCTTGCCATTTTACCGCATCTTGTGTGATCGGTTCGTCTGACAATACCGTACCGTATGTAGTGCCACCGTCATCACTAAATGTTCCACCAAATGCAGCGCACTCGGTGCGCTGCCTTTCAGCGCCAGCCGCTTTGTCAATCGCCTTGCTGACATCATGCGATTTCGGAAATCCCGACCCGTATGTCCAAGCCAGCTGATCCCGAATTTCAAACCCGGCATCCTCGATCGCGCAAGCCATCCGGTGATACGTCCGCGTCCCCGAAAACGCCGCCAGATGCGCACCAGGTTTCAGCACGCGCAGAACCTCGGCCCAGAACTCCATGGCGAACGCCGTCTCGCCGGTATCCCATTTCTTGCCCATGAAACCAGCAGAGGCGCGAGCATATGCACCAGTCGCACCGACCTTGGCTGGCGCAGCATCATCAGCGCCGAAACGCTTGCCGATGCTGACCAGCGCATATGGCGGATCCATCACGCCGGAGTCGACCGAATTATCAGGCAGGAGCTTGAGCTGTTCGCGGCAGTCGCCGGAAAACAACTGGACCTTACCGTCGAGAAACAATTCCATCACAGCCGCCTTGGCATCAGAATGCGCACATTCTCGAATTCAGTAGTCGGATAAGGCTCGATCTTGATTGCGCCCTCGGTCTGGGTATTCATCGAGATTTTCAGCCGCTCGCTTGTAAACGACCCCGCGATATCGAGCAGAAACCCAGCCGTAACCATGCAAGATGCGTCATCACCCTCAGCAGGGCAATAATCAACACCCTCCTCGCCGTTGCGGTTTTTCGCCGTGGCGCAGCATTCGCCGCCCGAGAATACCAAGCGAACCGCGACCGATGTGCCGTCCTTCGATTTATCCTCGGCGATGGCCGTGGCGCGCTTGACGACGCCGATCAGGTCGGCGGCATCCATGATCACAGATCCATTCAGATCCTTGATGTTGGCCGCTTGTGCCCGCCGCCAGTCAACATATGCCTGTTCGATCAGCTTAGTCCGGTACGTGACGCCATCTGCAGAAACCGTCATGCCGTTTTCAGTCACGACGATATCGAGAGTTTCAGCACTGCGGAAAATGCCAAATATGGCCGATATTGATCCGGTCGGAACCACAACCGAAATCGGCATAGTGGCATCAGAAATCTCAACCACGGAAAGCCCGCGCGTGTCGCCGCCGACCGCCCGCAACCCATCATTGGCGTCGAGATAAACGCCCATATTGATAACGCCAGAATTCAGATCGCGCACAACAACACGAGCGGCAGTCATGGCGTTGACGAATTTGGCGCAATCTATCTGGACGGCATCGCCTGGAATTGGCTTAGTGATTTCGAGCGGGAACGCTGTGCCGTCGATAACCGGCAGTTTCCACTTGGTCTTGCCCTGCGAAATCGTGACAGATTTTTCATCGCCGGAAATCGTGACCGGCGAATTCGGACGCAATGCGCCGGATTTTTGAGCCAGCGCGGCAGTGTCGATAAACACCAGCCCCTCGCCATCAGCCGCGAAACTGACACGAACCGAATGATCCATGTCGGTTGCGGCGATTGTTGCCGTGCCGCCTCCGACCTCGATCATACTGGATTTCAGCACGGCGAGTTGCCTAGAGTTTCCCGACACGAATGTGACGAGATTTACGGCGCGCGCAAGTTCTGCGGCCATACATGTGAGGGTGAACATGGGTTATTGAGCCTCGATTGTGAGAAACGCGGCTGGCAGCGACAGCTTGCCATGAGTGTCCCGCGCGATTGCTTCTGGTCCGGTGATGCCGGGAATGTCAATGTCATCCCAGCGCAGGTTCGGCAGGCCGGTAGATCCACCAGCATAGAGACGAACGAACCCGCCAGATGCACCGACATACAGCGCATCGCCGCGCCGATAAACCTTGGCCTGTTTGAAAACCGACCGCGTGACGATAATCACGTCAGCGTCGGGGATGATGTGAAAGCGTTCCATGCTTATTCTCCTGTGATTTTCTTGGCATCGGCCACGAGTGACGCCAGCATGCCGGGGCCAATCTCACCGGCATCGGCATTAAGCCGTGCAACCCGCTCGATAAATCGGGCCATTTCAGCGATGTCAGATTTTGCGTCCGCAACAAAATATTGCATCTGTGCATACGAACCACCAGCGACCGCACTAGGCAGGCAATCTCGATACTGGCTGATTTTCCGCTTCATAATGCCCTCCAATTTCTCCCGCCACATGCGCACAAACCCCGCCGCGCTGTCAATAATATAATCCACATAAAACCTGTTGACGCGCGATTATGTTTCTGCGCATGGTTCGGCATCGAATTTTATATCGTCAACCGAGGGCAGTCGCATGACCACCGAACTCGCAACCGTCACCGCCGAAACCGCATTGGCCGTCCTGAACAGCCCCGAGAAATTCGATGAGTTGATCGGCAAAATCCGCGCCGAGGTAAACGCGCACGTTCCCGACCTGACCACCAAGAAAGGCCGCGATGCAATCAAGTCGCTTGCCTACAAGGTCACGCGCACCAAGACCGCGCTGGACGATGCTGGCAAGGAGCTGAACGCCGGCAAGCGCGCAGAAATCAACGCCGTCGATGAAGTCCGGCGCAAGGTGCGCGAGGATCTCGATGCGCTGGCGGCTGATGCGCGGAAACCGTTGGATGAGTGGGAGGCGAAAGAGGCCGAGCGGCAGGATTTTGTTTCGCGCATCATGACGCTGATAAATGGCGCAACACAGTTTCCCGATACCTACACCAGCGCAGACATCCAGATCAGAATTGATGAACTGGATGCGCTGGAATTTGATGCTGACATTTTTCAGGACGGCCTAGAAATCGCCATCGGCGCGAAATCGTCGGCGCTGGATGGCTTGAGCGCGTCTCTGGTGCGCGCGACACAGGCAGAGGCCGACGCCGCCGAACTGGCGGAACTGCGCCGCAAGGATGCCGAGCGTATCGAAGCGGATCGGGTTGCCGCAGAGGATGCCGCCAGAATTGCCGCAGAGAAGGCGGCAGAGGATGCGCGCATCGCCGAGGTTTTTGCCGAACAAGAGCGGCGCGAAAAAGAGGCCGAAGCCGCCGAAACCAAGCGCCTCGCCGATATCAAAGCGGCAGAAGATCGCGCCGCCGCCAGTGCCAAGGCCGAAGCCGACCGAATTGCCAAAGAGGCAATCGACAAGGCGAACGCCGAGGCAGAAACACTGCGACAGGCCGAAGCCAATCGACAGGCCGAAGCAACCCGCATCGCCAACGAAACCGCCGCCCGTGAAGCCGACAAGGCACATCGTGGGTCGGTCATGAAAGCTGCAAAGGAATCCATGATGGAACATGGCGGCATTACCGAGGATCAGGCGCGCAAGATCGTGCTGGCGATCGTTGCCGGTGAAGTGCCGAATGTGAAGTTGGCTTTTTAAGGAGAATAAAATGGGCTGCGATATTCATAGCCATGCCGAGCGATTGGTAGAAGGCAAGTACCAAACCATTGCCGGGTTGAAGCCGTTCGACTGGCGGCAGTACGGCATGTACGGCTTCCTCGCGGGCATCAGGAATTACTCTGGCGTGACGCCTATATCCGAGCGACGCGGCATGCCGGATGATGCTAGTCAGGATGTTTTGTCAGACTTCGATAGTTGGGGTGTTGATGCTCACTCTCCATCTTGGCTTTCCGTCGCCGAACTTGCTGCATTCGATTACAATCAACCGGTGGAAGATCGGCGAGTAACCATTGGCAATTACGGCGGATGCACTGCGCCACCCGGTGGTGGCGAAATGACCACGTGGCGAGATTTCCTCGGCGCGGAATATTTCGTCGATTTGGTGCGACTGATGACGGCTCAAGCTGATCGCATCGTTTTCTTTTTCGATAACTGAGGGCATTCTGATGACCATCACCCACCACCCCGAACTCATCCAAGGTTCCGAAGAATGGCTCGCCGCCCGTTGCGGCATGATCACGGCCGGCAGCATGGATCTGATCTTGACGCCGACGCTCAAGATCGCCAGCAACGACAAGGAACGACAGCACCTTTACGAACTCGCCGCCCAGCGCATCAACAACTATGTCGAGCCATCCTATATCGGCGACGACATGCTGCGCGGTCTGGAAGATGAGGTCTATGCCCGCGCTCTCTACAGCGAGAAATACGCGCCGATTGAGGAAGTCGGAATGGTCACGAATGACCGTTTCGGTTTCGTCATCGGGTTTTCGCCGGACGGCCTGGTCGGCGATGATGGCTTGATCGAATGCAAGTCCCGGCGCCAGAAATATCAGGCGCAAACGATCATCCTGGACGAAGTGCCGACCGAATACATACTGCAAATCCAGTCGGCGATGCTGATCAGCGAACGCAAGTGGTGCGACTTCATTTCGTACTCGGGCGGAATGCCGATGTACGTCAAACGGGTATATCCCGATCCAGTCATGCAGACCGCTATCCGTGAAGCCGCCACGGCATTCGAGATGCGTATTCGCGCGGCAATCAAGGTTTACGAGGAACATGCCAAGCAGTTCCATATGACCGAGCGGCGGGTGATGGAGGATATTATTGCATGATGAATTTGAAAGAATACATGCTGATTTGCATGGCCGAGGAATGCGATGAAGTCGGCCAACGGTGTATGAAGGCATTGCGGTTCAGCACGACTGAAATCGAGCCGGGCCACACTATGACCAATGCAGAGCGCATCATCGGCGAATTGCACGACCTTATCGCCGTCGCCACCTTGCTGGCGCGCGATGGTGTATTGCCCGACGAAATCATGCCATCCGAGGCGATCATTCAGGCCAAGGCTGCGCGGATCGAAAAATTCATGGCCATCAGCCGCGATCAAGGAATTATCGCATGACCGATCTATCCCGCACCATCATTCCGAAGTCAGACCAGATGAACAGTGACGACCTGATTTCAGGGCCAGTCACCGTGACCATCACCAAGGTTGCGGCGAACGAGGGAACCGCCGAGCAGCCCATCTCGATCTTCTATGAGGGCGACGGCGGCAAGCCCTACAAGCCCTGCAAGTCGATGCGGCGCGTCATGGTCCAGATTTGGGGTTCGGATGGATCCAAGTACCCCGGACGATCGATGACCCTCTATCGTGATCCCACGGTCAAATGGGGCGGTCTGGAAGTCGGCGGCATTCGCATCAGCCACATGTCCGACATCGACAGCCAGGTCACCATGGCCCTGACCGCCACCAAGTCGCAGCGCAAGCCGTATATCGTCAAGCCGCTGGTGATGGAACGGAAGCCCGAACCAACCCCCATCGACATCTATGCCAAGGAATTCGGCGCCGCGCTGAAAACTCCGGATGCCGTCAAATGGTGGGATGAAACCACAGAGCGTCGTGATGCGCTGAATATTCCGCAGGATCGTCTGGACAAGATGAAGGCGGCTCTTGATGCCAAGTCGAAACCGGCGGGAGATGAATGATGGCGGATATTCCGACCCACCGTCACAAGAAGCGCGGCACGGAATACGTGCTGATGGGCATTGGCAGGATGCAGGCAGAGCCGTGGTATGAGCACCGATTTATAAGTGGGCAAGGTGTGGAGGCGCTGACAGTCGATATGCGCGAGGTCGCCATCTACCGCAGCGCCACAGACCCGACCGAGATTTGGGTTCGCCCCCGCGAAGAATTCGAAGATGGCCGGTTTGAAATCCTCTAACCCGCCCGTTTCAATCTGCACGGAATGCTTTGCCGTATTCCATGCAAACAAGCATCGGTGTCCGCATTGCGGGCATCCGTCACCGCGCGGCATTTCAGCCGCCAAACCCAAGGAAACTACCAAATGACCAAACGCACCGGCTTCCTCATCACCGCCACCTATTTCCTGCCCATCGACAAGAAGAATTTCGCCGCCCAGGCCGCGACGTTCTCGGCCATCGCCGAAATCGAGAAGTCCGGCAGCTTGCCGGCCGACTTCGCAGGCGAGCTTATCAGCGTGAAGGCCAAACAGGGTTCGGCTGAAGTTCCAGATACCGCACCGAACCCAGATGAACCCGTTCTGCCAGCCGTCGCCGATGCCGACCAGGTGAACGCCAAAAAGTAATCCGGCCATCGTCGGATAATGGAGCGCGTCCGGGATAGCCGGGCGCGTTTTTATTTGGCTAGTCGTGTTGACGGGGTGGGATTTTTATGTGCATATGGTGTCAACGAAACGACGAACCCAGAGGGCAATGAAATGATCGACTTGAACGCACCCCGCCTGATCGGATGCACTTGCAGCGAAATGCAACTTAACCTTGTTGGTTGCGATTGCGCCGCTGATCGTCATCCGATTATGGAAGTCAGCGTTTGGCTTGACGGTTACGCCAGCGAACGCGGTCAAAAGACCGTTCAAATGTCGGCAATTGCGGATTTCCGGACCGAAGCAAAACGGCTGTTCGGCTGGAAGGCGGAAGTCGCTTACAAGCGTGAACTGAAACCGGCAGTTAAGTCTGTTTCCGCCGAAATCGCCCGCTATTACACCGAAGGCGATAACACCTGACCCTAACAACAATCGCCGGGGTAATCCCCGGCATTTAACGACTAGTCGCATAACCAGAGAGGGCACCAGAATGGCAATCAAGACCTGCATGGAATGTGGATGCCAGATACCGGCCAAACCGGCTAGGAAAGGCCCTACGCCGAAATTCTGCTCACAGGCGCATGCCAAGACGTTCAACAACCGCCGCATGACCCGCGGCGCCGAACTATACGACCTCCTTATGGCGGGCCGGTTCGAGCGCGACACGCATGCCGGGATGTGGCGTCCGACCATGACACTGCTGGCGACCCACTACCGCGACAAGGATAAGCGTGACCGCGACGGCAGGCAGTCATGGCACACGCCGGATTTGCTCGGCGATCCTAGGGCGTTGACACGATAAATTATTTATGCGCATATCAGCGCATCAAGAGGGCATCCAAATGAACGACAAAATCCAGCAGATCGAAACCAAGCTCGGACATCCGGTTTATGTCGGCAGGATCGCCGGTCTGGGAACCGATGAGATCTGGGCGTGCGTGGATGACGATCGTATCCAGTGCCGTCGCCAGTGCCCCGCAACCACGGCAGAGGATGCCGTTAATTCATTGTTTGATGAGGTGATGAAATGAACGAGAAAAATACAGGCGGACCGGCGTTTCCTGAGATTGGAAACGTGGGTCATAATAGCGACTGGCAAAACGAATCTGGCATGAGCCTACGGGATTATTTCGCCGGCCAAGCTTTGCTGGAGTGGTCTGGCACCGTTGACCTTGCCGCAGGAAACGAACACGAGCAGATGAGAACCATCGCTCGCATATGCTTCGGTTTTGCCGATGCCATGATCGAGGTTCGCGACGAATGATCCAGATCGCAACTTACGCCCTTATGGGTATCGCAGGAATTCTGTTCGTCATCGCCATCATCTTGGCCCACGCATATGTCAAGGCCCGTGCCGATGCCGATGAAACTGACCCGTATGATGGGAGGGGTTTTTAACATGCGCTGGCCATGGCAGAAAAAACCATACACGTCGCTAGTCAGCCTTGACGCGATTGCAGAGAGCGCCGTCGCCCGAGCAATTGATCCGGATTATAACGCCGGAATTAAAATCGAAACTATGCCGGACGGCACAATTCGATCCTCGGTGGCGGCTGAAAATTTCGTTGTCATGACAACGGATATCGACGCGACCCCATTCCAGCCGCAAGAGATGGTCATCCGCGAAACGAAGCCGGAATATCACCTCGGTCTCGCCAAGCGCATGATTTCGGCGTTCGATGCGAACGAGGCAAAAATCCTTGCCGACATGGAAACCGAATCGGATCGCCACAACAAGCTGATGGCGGATCTGTGCGAAGAACTGGATGGTGTTCGCAAGGTTCGCGCGGCATATGGCAAGGTTGGGGAATTACTAGAGGCTCCGGTTTCAGATCCGGTAATCGTGGATGAAACCGTTTCGCTTGGCGATGTTGTGACAATTCAGAACGGCGTTGCCAGGCCAGTCAAACCGAGCCGCCGAAAGCCAACCCAACCAGCCACCGAATAAACCAAGGCCCGGAACAATCCGGGCCTATTTTTCTGCCTGATCGGTCCATTGTGGGAATATCGATCTAGCTGCTGCCTGACGTTCCTGCGCCTGCAATATGCCGCGCATGGTGGCAATGTCAGTGCGAACCGTCATCAGTATGTCGCCCTGCCGTTCATCAGCATCCGCTGTCGCTTGCTGAAATTTCCTCATCTCGGCCTGAAACCGCTCGTTATCCTTCGACCGCTCATTCTGGGTATCAACAACGGTGCTGACAGTCTCGCGAATTTCGGCGACGGCATCGACGGTGTTTGTCCTGATATCGTTTAGCAACCATCCGCATCCCGCGAACAGAAGCGGCGAGACCCACATGGCGAGTCTTGCACCATCCTTATAAACCTTGCTTTCGAAAATCTGCCTCAAGGTCAATTCGGTCGCCTCCGACATTCAGGCACTTCTCCAGTAACGGTATTAAGGCGATGCGAGTTCCGCAGCCATTGTATTCCACTCTTGGGCTGATTTTACAATCACTCGATTAGCCTGCAATCGTCCAGCGCGCTCGCGGGCAGCGGTGTCGTATGGATCCTCACCCAACACCGGTTCGGCAACGAATACCGGCGCAAGGTATGCCGGCGCGCCCGGAATATCCCTCGGGACAACCTGCGACCTACTGGATGCCGAGCAGGCCATCAAGCTCGTGCTGATTAAGCCCACGATCACCGCGCGCCCGAATGATTTCCTGTAACTGGTCAATTTTTTCCTCATCCGATCTGCGCAGTGCCTCAAGCTCGGCCGCATCGTTCGCCACGCGCACAAGCGAACGTTCCGCAATTTCCTTGTCCAGCCGCATAGTTTCGATCTGGACGCGCAGGGTTGCCGCCTCACCGCGTTTTCGCTCGGCATTGATGCCCGCCTGGTACGCGCCGATCACAATGACCAGCGCTACCAGTGCGGGCCAGTACCTGGCCAGAACCGCGATCACCTGCGCTCGCCCGTCTGATATGCAGTCTGGATGGCGACCTCGGCCTTGCGCGACTTCTGCCACAGGAATAGCGCGCCCGCTCCAAGGATCACGAACCAAACCCATGTTGGCACATCGCCGATGGTGTTTTTCAGGGGCTCAAGCCAGCCCCTTGCGCCATCGAGATTATCGAGAACGCCCGACACGGTTGCGCCTGCCACCGATACGGCGCCAGCAACCCACGAGCTTACCTTTGTCCACCATGCCGCCTTGGCCTCGGGGAGTTGCTCGCGGATGACGGCGGGTGGTGCATCGGCTCGGGATGGCGCCAGTTCACGCGGCTTGGCGGTCCAGAGTGCCGCCAACATCGCAGCATCGATATAATTCACCAGTGGCAAATCGTTCTCGTTGCGGAATGCCAGGATCGCCGTCTTGGTCATTTTACCGACCTTGCCATCGATATCGCCGACCTCGGTATAGCCAAGCGCCTTGAGCTGGGTTTGAACCTTGGTGACGGTTGCGAAATCGGTGATTGCCTCGGTCGTCGGCCTGGCGGTTGTGACCGGCTCGCCACGATCAGCGATATCAATCGCCTCTTGCAGCAGCTTTTCCACATGTTCCGGCTTAATCAGAGCTCGGTTCAGTTTGTCGCCGGCATAATACGTCTCGCCGCGAGCAACCTTGCGATGCGCGCCTTGTGTCGCAGACAAGACCGGGAACGACGCCCATTCCTGCGCCAGCGCCTTGGCGAACGCGACGATGCCCATCTGACCAGCGATGAATTTCTCATAACCGCGCCGTTTGAGCAGGTGATATGCCATGCGGTCTTGCAGGTCCGCGTCGAACAATTCTCGGCCAGTCAGCCCCATCTGGCCCTTGATATCGCCCTCGGTCTTGGGTGCATCGAGCGTGTCGCGCATGAACTGACCAGCTCCGGCCGCAGACGATCCGAATTTTCTGGACCGATCTGGACCGCTCTTGACCACCTCATCGAATGTCATTTCGGTGAGCAGCTTCGGCAATTCGCCCTGACGCCGGCCATAGACCACATCATAGCACTCTGGCGGATCACGACCCGTCTCGGTCTTGTAGATGAATTCCAGGATGTGCGCGGCAGGGGCAGGAATTGCGGGGTTCATGGTGCGGGATCTTCCTGTGCAAGCAGTTCATCGGCGCGCGTCGGTGTGAGTGCGCCAGAAACAGTCTGATGAAGCGTATCAAATAACGGATCATCAGACACAAAATATTCGACTGAATTGAACATCAGACGGAGTTTTGCCGGTGCCGCCGACAAAACTGTTTCCATAATTTCGGCTTCATCGTCCGACAATCGACTGATAAATGTCGATTTATACAGACGATAAGCAGAAATGGATTGCGCTAGTTTTTCCGGATCGTGCAAGTATGTCATTACGCGCTCCAATACAAATGGGTGTCATGAAATTCAACGTTTTTATTGTTGAGCGTTTTCAGGCGATACCGCGGTGCCGTTCCGCTTGGCTGTGCCGAAACGTCTGTCTCTGCGGCCTCTACAACGCGCAACCCGCTAGTGGGCATGGTGTAGTGCTCCGTCAGTGCCATCGCCGCCCAATTCGCGCCGCCGTCACGGCTGCATTCAAGCGTGTAATCGGTGCCAGCAACCGCGGCCTCAACTTCTTTGACGTTCATCATGGCTTTCATTTTTGTCGGTGGCGACGCGGCGGTGAATGCGGCTGATTGTACTGTTAAATTATTAGTGGTCCCGACTGCCGTGCGAACCTGAACCAGATCAATGCAAAAGACACGATCATTGACAGCGCTATATCCGCTTACAGTGACGCTTCCTGCCTCGGAGACACCGCTCTTGATGTAGGCGATGTATCCACCTGCGATGCCCGTGTCTTCTCGTATGTCGGCAGTTGCCCCATTGTCCCAAGAGACGATGTAGCTCTTCGTTTCATCCAGCGCGAAGACCGCTGCATCTGAAACGACCGAGCTACCGCCCGCCACCAAGGTAACGCCATTGCTACCGCCAAAAGTCACACGCGTTGGGGTGCCGACAAAATCGGCGACACTCGCCCGTTCGCCTATGAACATATTGTTGATGATGTGGCTGGCCCCTGTGGAGGGAGGGGTTAGGGTCAGCCGAACGCGATCACCCGACACAGTGAAGACTGCCGCAGGGATTAACTGACGGAAAGTTGATCCTGAGTTCCCAGCGTTGTTGGCCGTTAGCGTCGGGTTGGCCGTGGTCGTATAGGTGTCTGCTGTAGTTGATGGCTTCAACACCCCTGCTGTCGATGTGTCGAGATTGGTCGCGCCCGCCACATCGACAAACGTAAGCGTGTCATAGCTGTCGGCGAAACGATTTCCAGTAGGCCCAAGAAATTGGGCCTGATTGTCGAGATCGGCCAATTTCATCAAAACCTGTGCAAGCACAAATTCTAGATCACCAGAGGTTGATGGTGGATCAACCCATGTTCCATCGGCGCGAAGCAACCGATTAGCCGTCACGTCACCGGAAGACGGGCCGGGGACAAGGCCCTTCAGCGCCGTCGCATAAAGGTTGAGCATTGACGTTGCGACAGTGCCGGATAGCTCTTTAAGCAGCTTGCCGTCCGTACCATCAAAACCAGCAAAAGCACCATCTGTAGATGACGGAGGACCAACAACATCGCCCGTCCCTGTACCGTTCGCACCACGTGCGGCAAGAACTTCCCAATACGCCGTGTCAACGGGCGGGAACAAACCGGATGGCGCTTCACCGATCGGAACCGCCTGTGCGGCAATGAAGGACGATCCATTGTTGCGAACAACGCTTGATACCGCATATGCTAGCGCTGGATTATATGCGTTCTCCCAATAAAAACCCTCACCAGCCGGAATGGTGAACGTGACATTATATCCGCCCGAAATCGGATCGAAATCAACGTCAGCATCAGTTCCGGGGGCGCCGGTCACGGTTGGCTGGATGACCAAATTTGGCATATCGCCTTCGGGACCGGTGATAATTGCCGGATCGGACCAGTCGCCTGACGTATTGGAATTCTTGGAATAAACAGCGGACCGACCATCGCCAATGTCGGCAACCAAGACAGTAAATCCGGCCGACTGCCCATCATAAGCGGCGCGGTCCGCAAGGGTGTCGACCTGAACGTTGAACGCCACGCCGTTGATGAAGTCGGTCTCAGGCTTGATTATCATCGAGTGCGGACCATTGAAGACCCCAACACCCGGCCCTGTCAGTGCCGCCAATGCTTCGATATTGCCATTGTCGAGCTTCTGAATCATGGCGCGTGTCTTGGCTGACACGCGCGCGCTATCCCACTGAAAGCGGATTCGATACCGCACGCCCGTTAGGGTCGGACCGCTCCACGGTTCGACAATCGTTCCGTTCAAGTTGTCCGTGATTTCATTGATGATCGGGAGTTGAAAGCCGTCGCCACCTTCGATGAACACGAACGAATCGCCGCCCCGAATATCGTCTTCAGACCAGCTTGTGCCGACACCAACGATAGCCGTTGACCCATTGGTCAGGGTGATCGTGCCGGCGATAATGTCAGTAGGCGTTGTCATGGTGACCTCTCAATGGTGATGAAATATTAGCAGGAGGAATACATATTCTCAACTGCGCCTCCCGAATCGACCGCTAATCGAAAGCGCATATGTGGAGCCATAATTTGTTGGGTCTGAATATGGTATCTCATTGGCCCCGCCTAACTTCAGAGCATTCGCCCAAGCAATTCCGGCGCTCACGCTTCCTGGCCCGATTGTTCCAGAATATGTGCCGCCTTCAGCAACAAACGATCCCAAGTCCCACCAAATCGGAATTCCCGCAACTCCACCGACCGCTGTATTTTCGGCGCCTGCTCGAAAATTATCTGAGGTTGAATTTGGCGGCCATACAGGCGGCATTGACCCGTTTGTCCCAAAATTACCTGCTGCCGGCCCAACTGATTGATCGAGCTTGGCGACAAGGTTAGAGCCTTCAATATCTATAGTAAAAGCCCTGCTAATCCCCGGCCCCATTTCAATTAGAAATGAAGTTCCGCCGTTCACCGGTATGGCAACGCCTGTCGGTATAACTGGAGAGAGAGGCTGGGCAAGCCAAGTATGGGATGGGCTAGCAGTCCTAGCCAAAGAAACCCGGCCGATAAAAATATCGGCCCCTGATGGCGCCGCCGCCAGAGTTACTTGATTAGTCCATTTCTGAGGCAATGCCCCTACCGAATTTCCGGCTTGTCGTGTGACAAAAAAACTATCCAATGGCGCGCGGGTTATCCCATATTGCCATTGGTAGAGCCGCACCTTGTTCGCGTTTGGAAACGACACGCTTCCTGATATGGACTGCTCTGTCGTCAGGAATTGCAACAGCGTGCCATCAGTTGTTGCAACCGTCCGCGCGCCATTGGTGATGACAATTCGCCCTCCGGAAATTTCAAATCCACTCATGGGGCTTGAACCTGAATTGACGGTGATCCGGTAAACGTTCCGTTGTAATCCCCACCCGGACCAAACGTAGGCGGTCCGTATCCATATGATATGCTGAAGCTGGCAGGGATCACGTCGCGGATCGCCCCATCCGGAGACACCGACCGCGGCGCGCCATTGGCAAGGTCAATGGTGCGATCAAGAGGCAAGCTGAACGGCGATCCGCCCGAAACAATCTGAAGATATCGCCGATCAGAACTAAACTTATCAAGCCCCATTTTAACAATTCCAGACACAGGATCGAAATCCATAAGAATATCACCTGATGCCGCGGGCGGGCGCTTTAGAACCAAAGTGGTGTAGTTTACAGAAAGACCCGCGAGCGCGTTCGAGGTTTGGACGCCGTATTCATATAGAATTATCTGACTTGTCGTGGCATACGCCGTCACATTTCTGGATCGGCCGTCTGCACTATCGAACTGGATCGGATAGCCGGGATGAACCGCATTCAGTCCTTGAAGGATGAAAAAATCCGGCTCGTAGCCAAGGCTATGCGTCAGCAACACATGACTGGTTGAGTATCCCCCAAAAACACGGCCGTTATTCAGGCCGGCAATGCCACCTGAAGGGCTTCCGGCCGGAATGGTTCCGTGCGAAACAGCGACAGTCGTTGGCCCAAAAGCAACCTCCATCGGATCATAATCCGAATGAAAATAGAGATATTGCAGGTTGGCGCCCGGATTGTTAAGCGGCGCATTTCGTGCCGAATTCGGATCATCGAAATCGCCCATATTGACCGGCTCTGTGTATAAAGCACATCGACCAGTTGCCGGGTCAGTCATAAAAACATCAACCATTATGATGTGCTCGCCCTGAATGCGCCCGTGTCCAAATCGAAAAAGCTCGCCCCCGATCCGCTTTCCAAGCGACCAGCGCGAACCAAGCCGATATTGGCGACCTGGAGCTTCAGCTCCCCACCTTCGAAAATCAACGGTTGTTGCGCGTCGGTCCCATTGATGACAATGAACTGATCAGCGTTCACAAGAAACCGTGACGGCAAGGCTGGATTATTAGGCGTCTCAAGAAACCATGCCGCGCCACGCCAATCATTTGGGTCTGCTGTGTCAACTCTGGTCTGCGCGGCAACAGTGCTATAACCCGCCGTACCGCTAACAACGGTCATCCTGAAACGTGCCGTTGACACATCCGAACCGTCACCCGCACTCAATTCAGTCAGGTAATCGGCGAGCGCCACCACTTCATTTTGCAGCGGCACAATGGCGACGGTGATTGTCTGAATGAACGATGCAGAAACGTCCCCGAGAGAAACGGCAACCT